CTTTCTCACAAGCGTCATGAGTCTTATAGAACTGAAGAAAAAGAATTGTGAATTCAGTGATATCGATGTTCTCAGGGAACAGGAGCGGTTTTCCGCAGACGAGACATTTAAAAGAACTTGCAATCTGTGCCATTTAAGTAACCCCCTCGATGACGTCTATATTGATTGAACCCGTTGAAGTAATGGCGTTTATTTCTCCAGTAAATAATTCCATACTATTGACAATCCAGACAGCGCCTGGACTGATTCTAAATCCAGTCTGCCAAACCGCATCAATGCCATATTGAATATATATAGTTTGACTTGAATTATTACTGATACTAGCGTAAGCCCGAGATGGATTTGCTGCAAGTAATTGTGTGCTAGTATCTGAAACCATTACTTGTTTCGGTGTCGACTGTCCAAAGTTTGACCACCCAGCGGAGCCAGAAGGATTAGTAACCTCAACCAATCCAGCTCCAGTAGCCCCAATTTTCCACTGATTATCTGAGCCACCCTGATATCCATCTTTAATCTGTGTTGTTGCCATTCTACACCGTCACGATTTGACCAGTTAAACGGCCGTTCGTTATTGTGGCATTTCTCATATTTCGAACCGAAACACGACTATGAGGGGGAAACTTCCCAAACCCTTGAGAGCGGGCTCCATTGCCGATAATGCACACCAAAGTTTCTTTCCCAACGGCTCCAATATAGATGCCAATGAATTCGCCTGTCGTATCATCAAAATTTACGCCCACGCCGAGATTCAAACCCGTATCTGCGATCACTTGCAAGGGTAAAGAGCTTACTGCAGGAATTGGGGTCACAGAGCAATCAATCACTTGAGGCGGATCGAAGAAGCAGACTGGCGTTGTGAGATACATTTTACCCCCTCCACAGGGCATCTAGGATGCTAAAGCCCCCGCTGATTTCATTAAAAGATCCGGATAGTACGTCGACGATATCATCATGTGCCCCCTCAGGAAAGTTCTCAAGCTCATTAAAAAATTCATCATTCCAATTGGCTCGAAGGACCTTAAGATTTCCAGCCTCGCATTGAGCAGAAACAGGCTTTGCTCTCGTCATCTTATCCTTTGAGGTCGTCATCACATGGACATCATACCCAGAAAGCATTTTAATGAAATGCTCAGCTTCTGCTACGCCTGCTGAGCCGGGATCTTGCTGACTCATCACTTTGACCGCATAAGAATCATGAGCAGCGACAGCACGAATTAACTGCTCAACCTGTCCGGGGGTGTCTCGCATCGACCTGAGATCAGCGATAATATAAGTTTGATCCGGATATTTTAAGAGCTTAAGTCCACGTGTCCAATCGGGATCGCGATTCCCTTCATGCGGTTTCGTTGCTGCTCGGTCCCAAAATCGAATCGCCTGAATCCATCCTGGCGGGATTTGATCGACAATAGGGAACCATTCTCTTCGAAACAGCATCCCAGCTGAGGGTCGTATATTCCAATTTCCGTCCAGCAATCGCATGCGCTCCACCCGAGAGAGAGCCAAGAGATTGCCGAGGTAAGCAGGATCTTTCTCCATCAAGATCTTATTGTTCTGAAGCTTTGCCGAAATGAAAGTCACGCTTTTAGGTTGATTCTCAGACCCGTAGCGCTCACAAAGCTCTTGAGGAGTATCAGCCCAAATAATGGAATCATTTTGTCTGATAAAGTATCTGATCTTTCCTGATTTTTCTTTAATCGGGAACCCATCGGGCCCGATCCACCAATCAATGAATTTTCGAAGCCATGAATCTGGATCCGGATTGCAGGTGCCACGAATACGAGGCCGTACCCCCGAGGTAGATCGATTTCGTGAAAGCATGTAAAAAAACTGATACTCGCTAAAATGAGTCAGCTCGTCGAAGCCAATCCAAGGAATCTGAGCCCCTTGATAATTGAACACGTCTTTATCGTACTCTAAGTGTCCGAAGCCCATCGACATGCCATTAGGGAAAGACCATCGCAATTGGAACTCTCTCGGATGACCTCCGATAAGAGGATAAATCTGCATGGATTCATCCCAAAGACCACCCTCATTTCGGACCTGAACCGATGTCTTTCGAAAGATGATGCCCCCGAAATTCGGGTTCTTGTGATGCCTAAGGGGATCTAATAGCAAAGCAAATGATTTACCAGCTCCAGCAGCACCGCCGTAAATCGCAATATCAGCGGGCGATGAGATGAAATCAGATTGTGGCCCCTCTTGCGGTTTAAGTACTTTCATTCTGATTCTTCAGATGTTTCACTTCCATTTTTGTAGACGACAACTTGCACAGATTCAGTGTTTTGGAATTCATTCTTCTGCTCAATTTTCTCAGACCACTTGCAAATATTCTTCGTCATCCAAACGTAAAAGCCAAGCTCAACCTTAATCGGTCTTCCTTCTGCATCTTTCGCCTTATTGACCATTGCAGCCTGACCAATATCCATGTACCAAGCTTCGCAATATTCGACCCCTCTTTTTACTGCGTCAGAAAATTCAGGGTATTTCCGCTCCCATTCGTAAATTGTCTCTCTTGAGATTTGCCAATCGCGAGCAATCTGAGCTTTGCATTTCCCCTTTTGCGATAGCTCAACGAAGCTAACCGGATGATACTCCGGGCGATAAATTGATGGTCCTTTTGGTCCACTCTTCTTTTTCTTCTTGTTCTCCGAATCGATCGCACTCACATGGTACCTCTCTTAAAAGCACTGGATCGCGCTTAATTTCGTTTCCACAGTCTTCACAGTGTCTCATATAAACTAACTCCATTGAATATTGACGCAACGTGTTATTCGAGCTATACTATTGACATGAATCGCCTAGAGAAATTCGACAGTTTCGCTTCACATGCTTGGTTAAGCAAAGCTTTTAAAAAGCTGAAGAAAGATGAAATCACTCTTGCTCGCGCTTTCATTACTGAGAATGATGCTCTTGATAAAGGCGCATTCGAGCTGAAAGTGAATCGCATGTTTCTTGATCGCTCTAAGCCAAAGAACTTCACAGTGATCCTAGAGCTCCTCACCTGCTGTAACTCCTGATTTAAAAAAGACGAGAATGATCTCCTTTGCTTCATCCTCTTCCCCATCAAGCATGCCTTTCATCTCAGTGAATCGTTTCTCTTTAAATTTTAGGCCGACCTTTTGAGCTGCTTTCATTGCTTGCTCATCGAGATCATATTTCTGAATGCCGACCTGGAGCACGAAATGTCCACCAGGCTTTAGTCCCCGAAAAACATTGTCGAACATCTTGAAATAAAATCCCTCCACGAATTCCTCGTAGGTCTTATAACGAATGTTCACTTGCTCGCCGCCTTGATAAATCTCTCGATCAAAGTAAGGCGGTGAAGTGAAGGCAAGATCATAGAAATTTGATTTGGGCTTAAAATCCTCAAAGGGCTTGCAGAAGAATTTTGCCTCTTTATTTTCCACGTATCCAATAAGATCATTCCGAATATCCTTTAACCCTTGAGAGGTGATGTCTGAGGCATCAACCCCATGATAAAGATTTGCCGATGAGAGCAGAAAGCCAATGAATCGGCCTCCCCATCCGTGGCAAGGATCTAGAATATTTCCACCCGTGGCAAATTCATTCATGATCTTTGTGGCAAGCTCGACGGGGAAATCTGGTGGGGCTTTGTGCCCCGCCATTGGGACAGCTGAGACACTCATAAGCTTTTCCACAGACGGCTTATCTTGAAGTGCAAATTTTAAATTATACGCATACTTGATATCGGATTGCATTTTCATGAGCATGTCGACAATAGACCCATTATCTCCATCACCTGAGCAGAACATGCGATGAAACTGCCTTGCGGTCGTCGCTGAGCGTGGGAAGTGCTTCCCCTTGTAAAGAGATTCAAGAAAATAAATCTTAAGAGCGCCGGGCGTGAAAGATTGGCAAAAGATTTTCTCTTTGCCTAGAATCTCGATCGTCTTCAAGATCTCTGAGGCCCATTGAACCCAAGCTTCTTTGATTAAAAGCTCTGCCTCAGGGGTAAGAGCTGGCGGCGATGAATCTTTATCGGCGACATCAATCTCTAAGCCTTTGATCCCCAAGAAATCGATATCAAAGCTTGGATCAAGCGCACCAAGATCTGTATTGATTGCCGATATATCGAGATCAGACCAAGCAGCAATCGCATTGTCCGCTTGAAGGTCTGCATACTCCATGTCTTCATTCTCATAGTCTTGATAATTGACTGGATAAACCTCCCAGCCTGCTTTCTCAGCTGAGAGAACGCGCCCGTGACCTGAAGTGATGAAGCCTGATTGATTCGAGATCTTTGCGGGATATCTCGCGCCTTGATACTCGAGGATTTTGGCTAATCGCGCGATTTGGTCTTTAGGATGTTTATTTCGATTCTTTGGGTGAAACTTCTTTTTCAGCTCTTTAATGGAAACGAGTTCATCATACAAACAGCGAATGATCATGATCCACACCTTTCTCTCTCTTGAGAGTAGAGATTACTTAGGCGGATCAAAATTACCAGGCTTAAGTTCTTTCACCTCAGCCAGGCGCACTTCAGTCCCCCGCGCTCTGACTTCTCGATAAAGCTCGAAAAGGCTTTGCTCCAGTTTTAAGATTCGATGCTCAAGGGCTCGAATGTAGATCTCTGCGGTTCTCAGATCCTTCAGGTAGCTTTCAACCATGATTTGAATGTCTCTGAACTTCCAGATAACAAGAAGGAAGAATCCA